GCGCTGTACTCGCTGAGATCCCAAAGTATCTCCTTAGTAGCTTCTCTGTCATCGTGAATAGTTTGGCGATAGGCCAAAGGTGTGCCCTCAGCCCATTTACTAATGGTGTTAAAATCAATCTCATCGCCGACCACCAATACACTATCAAACTTCTCTCGCCTCGCTAACTTAATTACATTCTTTACAGCTGTTACATGATGGAAGGGAACTTGCAGATCGCTGATAACTAAATATCGCTTAATCGTCATCCTCATCTGGAGTAGGGATATTAGGGATTATCGCATCTGCTTTATCGTTAGCGATCCAATCCGGTAGAGCGTTCTTTTCTTGCATAAAAAACCATGCAACCTCATTACTAAAACCAGCCTTCTTAGCAGCCTTGTAGATCTCATGCTTAGTAATCATAAAGACATCTAGCTTAGATAATGGGTCTGGTGACTTGCGCACAACACGTCTATTGATTTTCTTACGTTTGCGTGTGGCTGCCATAATATAAATTATCGCTTACTAATTAGAATAAAGAGATCATCAACACGCGACTCAAGTCTTGTTAATTGATCCTTCATGCTAGTACCGCTATTAGGTTTAAGCTCTTGTAAATAAGACTTAATAACCCATCGTAGAGCCACTAATAAACTTGTAGAAACGGCGCATACGCCAACGGCTAATGCGACCCATTCGCCAGGTGTCATGCTTCATCTGCACCGAGGCCATAGGCACTATCGGATTTATCTAAAGCCCTAGCTGCTGGCCCGGCTAATGCTGCAACGATCACAGATACGGCTGGGTCAAGTCCTAACTCATTACTGGTCAAGAATGTTAATAGCGATACCAGCACACCTCTGAAGTATGATTTTAGTATTGCCTTCTGCTTTGCACTTAGCTTCATATCTTGCCCCCTATTAGTGGTATGTCGAACGGCCTAGCATCTTGATCGCCTAACTTTGTAAAGCTAATGTGCATGTGGTGCTCATGTTTATTAAAGCCTTTATACGGCCGCCAAGCCCAGCCCTTTTTACTACTGGCTATGCGTGAGTTATGAATTACATAAGATATGCGTTTATCGGTTTTGCCGCACTCTCTGATTTGGTCACTAAGATATACGCTGATCCCTTTTTGCTTAGCCAAGTCAGTATCAATATCAATGGCTCGTACGCACCCATCGGTGTCTGGGTTATGATCTGATTTGGTAGTGGCATGGCGACTATCACCCACCCACCCATCGCTGGCAGTATCCCGATCCGGATACCAGGTATCAACTTGATTTCTTAACTGCTGCGCTGCTTTAGATAGCCAGGGTTGCATCAGCTAAGAAGCAGTTTTGCTTCATCCTCAGTTAAACCCAATTTTGTAAGTAATGCAGATTTGGCTATTGCCTTTGCTTCGGCTTCGGCTCTAAATGCTGCATTATTTTTTTGATCTGTTTCAAATTGTTTGAATTCAGCAACAGTCATTTCTCTGTCAATAATTTCATTTGTTTCTGAGTTATGTATTCTTATCATTGGTTTAGTCATTAGTTCACTCCATATATTTTGATTGTTCCAGCGGTTAATGTTAGTGAAGCCATAGTGTCATAAGTAAATGAATTGACTGCGGATTTTGAATAAATACCACCCTGCCAATTGCTAACCCTGCCGTTACTTGAACTGCCCTTATAGATTAATAACAAATCCCATACTTTCATGTCAGTAGTTGAAGCATAATTGTAAATTGTCCAAGTCATAAAATTGTTACCATTATCTCCAGTCATATATTGACCACCATCATCAATATAATCAACACCATTTCCTAAATATGTGCCTTGGTTTGATGGAATTTTTGCTTGAATATATGATGACAAACTTGTTAGATTTGTGGCAATTCGCGCACTATCATTAACTGTTCCACTCCATTGAACATTGGCAACTTCAATGTATAAATGTTTATACGCACCTGAAATTGAACTGACTGTGGTTGATGTTCCTGATAATGATGTTGTTGATAATAAAGTCATACTACCACCAGCAACGGCAGCCCATTTTAATCCTGTGGCTTCGGCACTATCGGCAGTTAATACTGTGTTATTTGCGCCAACGCCAATACGTGCATCGCTTGTACTAAATGTATAAACATCACCTTTAGTAGTTAGTGGAGATGCTGCACCTACCTGAATATAATCGTAGAATATAGATGCACCTGTTGCAGTAAAATATAATATACCTGCATCATTTTGCGGCAATATTAAACTACCTGCTGTGGCTACTGTCGCTGTGCCTGCTGTAACAGTACAAGCACCTGCGCCAAGATTTTGTATAAATACTGTGTCGCCTGCTGCAAAAAGTGCAGTATTAACTGTAATAGTTGTAGCCCCTGCTGCGTTCATAGCAACAGTAGTACCGGCATCGGCAGCTACTAATACATAAGATGCGGTCTTAGCCGTAGCAGATCCACCGCCCATAGCTGTCTGTTGCAGACTTGTCATCTGAGCAGCTGTTAATACCTGCCCTGTGGTAAAGGTTTGTTTAGCCATTATTCTCCTTAGTAACTGAGGACATTATAGTCCAACATGCCGTAGATTGCGTTATCTAGAATTAGTGCGTCTATCACCGGTTCAAGGGTGGTAAATACTGTCTTAAAACTATTGGGTGTAATTGTGTTACCTACCCCAAAGATCTGCAGGGTTTTCTCCAAAGTCGATCCACCAGGTTGAGTGGTGATAACTGTGATCGGATCAAAGAAGTCTAGGTCTAGGGCTGCGATTATGCCTGTGTTGTAATTATCGGTGTATAGATCAAGCTCTACTGCATCGCATCGAATGCTGGTTTCTGCACGTGAGGCGGTATAGGCCTGAGCATAATCTAGGGCTACCCCATCGGTTTGCATTAGTAGATCCTGCAAGTTATATGAATGTAAAAAGTATTTGTCAATAGATGCTTGATTAAATGAGTTTTGAGGGCTACCCCCTGTCCTAGTAACTGTGGCAGAGTTAAAGACTAGAGAGTCATTTAGTATCCATGTTGCATTGGCGTATTTAATACCTGTGCCATCATCGGCAAATAAGGTAGTAGTGCCGCCAATAGATCCAGCCGTAACAGATCGGTCTTGGAAAACAAATTCTCCAAGTGCCGATACATATAGAGCACCATACTCTGAGTCGGTGACAGTTTGCATAGCTTGTAAAGCAGTTCTAAAAGTTGCCGGATCTGCTTGCATAGTAGTTAATCCTGCATCAACATCACGCAAACTAGAAGGCCAGCCTATTTGATCTAAGATTTGATTAATACGTGTGCCAGATAAATCACCAGCAGTAGCACCTGTAACAGTTGAGATCTGTGCAAGGTTACCTAATCTGAAAGCATCTACAGCTGTGATGGTTGTATAGGCAACCTCTGTAGCATCTGATGGCTGAGTATTAACGTATGAAGTAATAAAGCCCGAAAAGATGGGATAAATTACTGATGAGTAAGTAGCAGTTATTTGTACCTTTTTCATCGGTGTTAATAATTCAAAGTAAGGCGAGCCTGGGTTAAGAGGATTGAAGTCCCCATTCTGATCAATGATGCGTAAAGTCAAAGTACCTGTCTGGAATTGATCCGACAGCGCATTACGGCCACGTTGAGTTTTAATATAATCTACTTGATTACTGACATCTACAATTACGGCTGTGGCATCGGCTAATACGTTTACATCTAACTGACCACTATCGAGTATAAGGCTCTGCGCGAAGGCTGGGCCAGTAGAGAAGTTTAGTATCGCATTAATTGTAGGTACGGCCATTAGTTATCCACCCTTGATGCCGCCGTTATACAGCTGTGATTTACCATCTCTCTGATTGATTAAAAATGAGTTGTAAATCAACTGACCAAACTCACCAGCGTTAGGCGCTAACTCTAGGGTTACATTAACTGGCGTGGTACTGCCACCTGCTTGTCCAAATGATGTACCTACAGAAACCATACTAGGAGATGCTACAGATCCACCACCGCTAGGCACATTACTCATATTAGTTGCGCCGTATGCTCTTACTGGATCATATAAAGCTAGACGTGCAAACGCTGCTGCTGCGCCATCTACTAGCATTGTACCTGCTTCATTGGCTGCATTAGCAAACCTAAGAGCTGAGTCCGCTGCAAGATTATCGGCAAGATATTTTTTAGCCAAAGCAGCATTACCATCTAATATAGCTAACTTCTCTGATAAACGAGTTTTAGTTTCTAAATCAGTTGCAGCATTAAGAGCAGCCATTAAACCTACGCGCTCTAAATCGTACTTATCTTTTAATTTCTTTAATGCTTCCTCAGCTTTAATTGCATCTACTAATTTTTTACGAGCGTTTAATTCTTGCATCCTAATACGTTCCTGAACAGATGGGATGCCTGAGTAGCCACCTACGTTTGGTTGAGCAACAGGGTTACTCTTACCAATATCCATACCTATCAAAGCTAAAGCTGCACCTATAACTAACTTCTTTGATCCAAATAAAAGAAAGGTTAAACCTGCTAGGAGTTTGCCAACATCGGTATCTGCAAACTTTTTAACTTCACCGACCAATAGACTTAATCCTCTAACGGTGTCTGCAATAGCCAATGCAAACTTATTCATAGAGTCAGCAGCATTGTCTATTGATTTATCTTTACCTAAAGTAATTAAAGCATCTACTAATCCTTTACCTATTATTTCTGTGGCATCGGCAGCAGCTACTTTTAATAAATCTACTTTGCCAGCAAAAGTCTCTAATCTTGCAGCAGCCTGTCCTGCGTATGCTTTTTGTAATTCTTTTAATGCTATTTCCATATTGCCAGTTTTTAATGCTGTCTTAGATAACGCTACTCCTAGATTTTTAAGTCCTCTAGTTTGCCCGTTGTAGCCTTTTACAATTACAGAAGTTACTTCTTGTAATGACATACCAGTTGCAGCCGATGTATTTAGAGCAACGTTTAATGCGTTCTGACTTAAAGTGATAGAGCGTGTTGCTGTCAGCAAAGATTGGAATGCTGGCCTTAAATTATCATCTAATACGCCAGTTAATTTTTGTAGCCCGGCTATGTAATTTTCTACATAAGGACTTGCAAAAGCAAAGCCGGTATTCTTTAGCTGTACCTCTAAGGCTTTAGCTGCTGCTTCGTCTGCTGCAAAAGCGTTTACTGCTTTCTTAGCAAATGTTAATAAAGCTGCTGCACCGAATACTGTGCCAAAAGTTTTGCCTAAGTTTTTAAGATTTTTATCAAACGCTGATATTTCTTTCTTGCCTTTTTTTAATCCTTTATTATCAAAGGTGCTGAGTACCGAGGCTACTATGGTTGGCACAATTACACGCCCCTAAATCCACGAGCTCTGCGCTCTTTGTAAAATTGCATTACTTCACTTTGTCGTTCTAATGGCATTTTTTTATAATAAGCAGTAATAGCATCTTTTAAAGCCTTTTCTATGTTTGCATAAATTGGGCCTTGTTCTTTGGCCCATACTTTATAAAGTGCTCTGCCTTTATTTCTACGACCTCTGCGACCTGGTGAACTGGCTAATGTTGCATCTACTAAGGGTGGTAATGCTTCTATAAACTGTATGCTTGCATCTGGATTTAATGATGCACCTGCTGTACCTTTTGGATTTTTTCTACCTGCCCATTCAAACACCATACCTGATCGTTCCTCGTTGCTAACATAGTTGTAAACAGAATAACCCTTGTTATTTTTCTTGTTTGGGCCCAATTTGTATTTTATACCACGTTGCGCTTTAGCTTGATCGTAAGCTGGGAATGGGGCTTTTTGACCCTCTACTCTAGGAGCTTGTTTTAACCAACCACTTAAAACATCTGCATTATTTGGAAATTGTTGTTTAGTTAATTGTGCTACTTTGAGCATAGGTATTTTAAGTTGCGCTTTAACATTTTTGTACATGTCATCGTCTAACTCATCTATAGCTTTAAGAAATTGTTTAACGCCGTTTACGACTACTGGCATTTTTAATCTCCTTAGCTCTATCGGATAAGACCTGCACGATTGCTCGTAGCATGTCACTATCCATATCTATAAACTCTTTAGGCGCGATCCCCGTCTCTACAGATAGGCT